ATTTATTGCAAGCAGCGGCACATATGACTTTGCGAACATCATCAACCTTGGCGCGGTATTTACAGCACAAGCCAGCGCGGTCTTAAAGGTGTCGCAGCTATCTATGCACACCGGCACACCGGCAAGCGGGGCGACTGACGTTGATTTATATGTCAGTACCACGCAAGATGACCCGACTGGCAGTCCAACGTGGACTGCTTACCGGCAGTTTGTTGTTGGAACCTATACCGCAAGAGCGTTGCGCTTTAGGGCGGTTCTGACAAGCACTGACAGCGCAGAAACACCGGCTATTTCAGAGTTGACCGCAGAAATGCGTTTGCCAACTAGAACGCAAAGCGATAACGATATTCAAAGCGGCGCGGGATCAAAGGTTGTGACCTTTACCACGCCATTCAAGGCACTGAACGCGGTGTCAATTTCTGTCGGGGATATGCAGTCGGGCGATTATTATGCTATAACTAGCAAGTCTGCATCTGGGTTCACGATCACGTTTTACAATAGCAGCAACGCAGCGGTGGATCGTTTATTTGATTACGTTGCAACGGGGTTTTAAATGTCACAGCACGATTTTAATATTGCCAACCAGACTTTTCCTAGCTTTCGGTCAGATTTGAACGATGCGCTGCAAGCTGCGGCGACCATTAGCGCGGGTGCAACAGCCCCGACAACGCCATACGCTTATCAACTTTGGTATGACACTGCTAACGAAAAATATATGATTAGAAACGCGGCAAATAGTGCGTGGCTAAATTTTGTTGGCATAGATACAAATGGAAACGTGGATGTCACAGGTCAAATAGACGTTAATAGCGCAGCAAGAATTGATTCAAGCGGCATTGTCAAAGCTGCTAATGGTACAGAGGCTGCACCAACCCACTCATTTTTAAATGACCCTGACAACGGTATGTTTAGGGCTACAACAAACACTATTGGCTTTTCAACTGCCGGTACAGAACGCCTCCGCATCACAGCGGGAAGCGTGGGCATTAACCAGACCTCGCCTCTTAGGTCTTTACACGTTGTTGACGATTCTGCTGACCCTTTAATTGTTGAAAGAAGCACTACCGGAAATACTGCAATTCGCGTAACAGATGACACAGACACTGTTTACTTTGGGATGCCGACAGGCGGTGGCTTTGCGGTTGATGATGACGCTAATTTAGCTGATGGCCCGTGGTTAAAAATTGACACATCAGGCACGGTCAGAAAGCCCTACCAGCCATCTTTTTCGGTTGTTAAAACAAGTGACCAAACTTTAAGTACTACCGCTAATACAACTATCACTTGGGAAACAGAACTTTGGGACACTAATAGTGATTTCACCAAATCTACAAACCTATTCACTGCGCCGGTTACTGGAAAATATTATTTGCAAGCACAGGCTAGAATAGACAATTTTGACACCGCCGCAGGGCACTACCAATTTCAAATTGTAACTAGCAATCGAACAAGACAAGAAATTATTGACCCTAATTTTACGAGTGACCTTACTTATTCTACAATGTCTCTTAGCGGCGTATTTGATATGGACGCTGGTGATACTGCTTATGTTAGTATAAACCAAAACGGTGGCACAGCAAGCCACGTTGAAGATGGTCAGAGCTACACCTCTTTTTCTGGATATTTACTTGGCTAATCGGGCGAAACAACCCTGCTTAAAGGAGCAAAATAATGGCTATAACAGTTACAATTAATATTGACGACACAGACCAAGCGGTTCTGTCGAATGACTTACTCAACATTGACGAGTGGGTGCAAGGCGCAGTCACTGGCAAAATCAACAATTGCTGGAAGCGGATGCAGCAAGATTGGACACAGCGGTTAATGGATGATGAAACATTCACCGGCAGCATCCCAAGCAACAAAGCTGACTTTGTGGCAATGATTACTGCAAGAGATGATTACCAAACCCGCGCTGAGCGTGATGCGGCTGAAGAAACTCCGGCTGAAGGCGGCGAATAATGAACGAAGAAAACAAGGTCATTATCGATGTTGCGGCTGGCACAGGCACATTTGCTGCGTGGATTGGAATGATGCCCGACATTGTGGCCTTGTTTACTGGCCTTTGGGTGCTGATCCGCATCTGGGAAACCGACACAGTTAAGTTTTTAACTGGTCGCAAAGACGATGTTTAAGGCAATCGTGCTGGCTTGCGTTATAGGCGCACCGACTGATTGCATAGAATTTCATTCGATTATTTACAGTGAAACAAAACAGACTTGCAAAACTCGCGCATTGGAAATGTCGCGTGATATTGGGGAGCTTGTTAATTTGATGCCGATGAAGTGGCGGTGTCAGCCTTTAAAAGAAGGGCAGCTTGCCAATGGAACCGATTTCAACCGCGTTGGCGGGTATCTCGCTGGTTAAAGCCAGCGTAGATTTCATAAAAACCCACATAAACACCGCCAAGGATATTGGTGAGATTGCCGGTCAGATAGATGCGCTGTTTACCGGCCAAAAACAAGTGCAGCAAGCCAGTAATCGCAAATCCGGTGTTGGTTTAGCCGATCAGTTTGGCGTGCAGTCTGTTGCAAAGGAAATGATCGATGCAAAGCTTGCGGCAGAACAGATTGCCGAAGTTGCCAGAATGGTTGATTTCCGCTTTGGTCACGGCACTTGGGCTGCGATACTGGCAGAACGTGCAAAACGGCTGCAAGAAGCAAAAGAAGCGCGTGCAAGGGCGAGAAAGCTGGAACAGCAACGCCAACAAGAGATGATTGAAAATCTGAAATTTGGGGCTATTGTTATTGGCTGCATTGTGGTTATCATTGGGCTGTTTTTGGCTGTAATGATAGAGGCGGCATCTGCTATTGTTAAATAGTGCCACCACAACGGGATTGATGGGAGAACATATTGCTTTGTGTTCGATATTGTCTATGGGCTGGAAAGCAACACATTGCCCGATGGATCGAATTGATGTGCTGGCATTCCTTGATCAGACTTTTTTACGCATACAAGTCAAGACTGCTAGTTTATTGGGTAATAAAGATGGTCGATCTCCGCGTCACCATTTCCAAATGGGTCACGGTTGCAAAGCGAAACATTTGCCAACGAAAGAAGATTATGATGTTTTGTGCCTTGTTTCACCCGATGCCAGAAGGTGCTTGTTCTTGCCGGTTACGTCAGTACGGCAATACAGTATGCGCTTGTCGGCCACGCGCTTTACTGAAGATGCGGAACGCGATAGCTGGGCTAAAACGCTGGCTGTTGTTTTGGAGATGAGAAAATGAATATGGATCAACTGCGCGAAGAAATAGCCAGCGATGAGGGCGTGCGGCTAGATATTTATTTGGATCATCTGGGCTTGCCCACCGTTGGCATAGGGCATTTGATCCGCGAAGCTGATGGGGAACACGGCAAACCTGTCGGCACGCAGATCACACCGGAACGCTGTCGCCAGCTATTTGCGCTTGATATCGCTGTTACTGTCGAAGATTGCCGGTCGCTATTTGAGAATTGGGATGATTTGCCGGAAGAATGCCAGCTAATTTTAGCCAATATGGCCTTCAACCTAGGCAGGAGCCGGTTGGGTCGTTTCTTGAAGCTCCGCGCAGCCATAGCTAATTATGACTATGATGAGGCGGCGACCCAAATGGCAGATAGCAAATGGGCAAGGCAAGTGCCAAATCGGGCTGGCCGGTTAATTGATCGGATGAGGGCGATTGCAAATGACTGATGAAAAGAAAAAGATCATAAGCGCAGATATTGGCAACAACAGCTTTGAACTTATTTTGCGGATTTTGGGCAATGAATTTGTGGCTGTTAAAATCGGGTCGTCTAATTTCAGCGGCAAATTGATCGTGGGCGGTATCTTGTTGCTGTTCTTTACGCTGGTTCTGATGGAAATGTTTGGCTTCAATAAAATGATAGGGGCAATGTAATGCTGGCGGTACTTGGTAAAATATTAGGGTCTGGTGATGTTATTCAGCAAGGGATGAAGCTGATTGACGATATGCACACCAGCGATGAAGAAGCGATTGCAGCTAAAAGCAAAGCAAAGATTGATCTGATGGGTGCATATGCGCCGTTTAAGATCGCGCAGCGTTATCTTGCATTAATGTTTGGGATTACGTTCTTGGGCAGTTATGTGCTGGTTCTGGCAATGACAATTAGCGGTCAAGGCGATCCAGATGCGGTCACTAAAGTGATGGAACAATTCAGCATCAATTACGCGATGCTGATTATTCTAGGCTTTTACTTTGGTGGCGGCGTTGTTGAAAGCTTCCAGCAACGTCCGAAGAAATAGGCAAGGCGGCTATTCCAGCCGCCAAACCCGCCAACCATTGCCGTCCATTTTGCGCGTAGTATATTTTAGGCCGCGATAACGCAGCGCGTCACGCAATGACATTGCCTGTTCATAGGTTTCGCAAAGCACGCTGTCGCCAATCTCCATATCATTGATAATTTCAATCTTGCTGCGACCGGCTGGCGGCACTGGTATGTTTTTTTCGATTTGCATTTAAAATATCCAATCTTTCCCGAAAGCATCCAAGATGCAGAATTTGTTTTGCGCCATCTACAATCCAATCGGGATCACTAAAGCGCAAGGTCTTGTCGCACCATACGCACCGACCTTGTGCATTAGAGGCCGGTGCATATGTTGGTTTTTTCTTAGAACGGGATCGCATCTGCTAAAGGCTGCATCTGTTCTGCGCGTGGCGCATCCTGTTCTTTTGGCGGCATCGGATCGCTGATTGCAGCCGACATATATTTGTTGCCAGCCGCGCTTTCGCGTATCCACAACGCAATGCGCTTTTCAACGCCATCCACATTGATCTTGCCAGTGTAGTCTGGCTGATTTTCGGCGGTCTTGTCGTTGTTCTTAAAGATTGCGCCGCGATTGGTGTTGTCATATTCAGTCATTTTGCAGTTCTTCCTTCCGTTTACTAAACATTGCAATTTGATCGGCTGGTGCTTTTATGCCGCTGGCACCATACAGCTTTGTGTAAAGCGCGTTTACATCACGCACACTTTTACACGCATCTAATTTTTCAGCTAAAACATCGTTGGAGGCGGCACCGACTGCCGGAGTGGATGCGACAGCCGGTGCCTTTGGTTTAGGCTGCGAACGGGAGGGAAACGCGCCACCACCGCTGGCAAGATTACCATCATCATCATTGCTATTCAATCCGAACATCGTCAACAAACTTGCCCTGCGGAAATATGTCACGCAGCTAATAAATGATTGC